GTATCCGTTATACAACTAAATAATAAATATAAGGATATTGGTGATATGTCAGATGAGGATATTAAATCTTTAGATTTCACATTTGACAATGCTATTGCCAATATGCTAAAATAACATAACAAACAAACATAGGAGAAATAATGAGCGTAACAAAGGGACTAAAAGATATCAACGCCCTGCTTGACAAACCAAAGTACGAAGGAACAGGAAGCAAGGTCCGCTGGCTAAAGCTGGCAGACGGACAGTCTGTAAAGATTCGTTTTGTTGAAGAGTTGGATGAGGATTCATCGAACTACGACGCAAAGCGTGGCCTAGCGATTGTCGTAAAAGAGCACACAAATCCAAAGGACTACAAGCGTAAGGCTGTAGACACCATGGACTCAGAAGGACGTGACTGGGCAGAAGAAATGCACCGTAAGGATCCTAAGGCAGGCTGGAAGGCTCGTCTAAGATTTTACTGCAACGTTCTGATTGACGATGGAATTGAAGATCCGTATGTCGCAATCTGGTCAATGGGAATTAGCAAGCAGTCTGCATTTAACACAATTCGTGAATTTGCTTTAGAGACTGGAAGCATCTCAAACCTAAGCTGGAAGCTAAAGCGTAGTGGTCAGGGAACTGAGACCACCTATACTCTAATTCCATCTGGTCCAGACACAGAGCCATACAACTGGAGTGGAGTAGAACCATATCCACTAGAGCTAGCATTGCGTAACATTCCTTACGCAGAGCAGGAAGCCTTTTATCTGGGCTTTGACACACCATCTCTTACCTCATCTACCAACATTGATTGGTAGTAGGTAATAATATATGGGTTACGTTGGCTTACACGTTCACACACACTACTCTCTTTTTGATGGCATAGCCACACCACAAGAGTATGTAGATCGTGCCCTAGAGTTAGGGATGCCCGCCTTGGCAATCACGGATCACGGTTCACTATCTGGCCACAGAGAAATGTATCGTGCTGCAAAAGAAAAGGGCATTAAGCCAATACTTGGCATAGAAGGATATATCACTGAGGATCGTTTTGACCACCGTGACAAAGACGAAAGAACTGGTCCACTGGATTTAGTTTACAATCATATTATCCTTCTTGCCAAGAACAAAAAGGGATTAGAAAATCTTAACAAGCTAAATGAAATTGCCTGGACAGAAGGATTCTTTAAGAAGCCTAGAATTGATTACGAAGTTTTAGAAAAATACAAAGAAGGAATTATTGTTTCTTCTGCATGCCCATCTGGAGTTCTAGCAAAAGCTATTGAGGCTGGAGAGCTAGCTGTCGCCAAGAAGCACATCAAATGGTTCAAAGATGTTTTTGGCGATGATTATTATATCGAGATGATGCCACATACTGCTGCAGAAATTAACCACGTACTGGTTGAATTAGCTGACGAGTTTGGTGTAAAGATGGTTGCAACTCCAGACTGTCATCACTCACACACTGGTCAAAAAGAAATTCAAGAGCTAAAGTTAATTCTTAATACCTACTCCAATAAAGTACAAAAAGATGCTACTTATGAAAAGTCTAAGAAGCATGAAAACTTAATGGACAGGCTTGACTATTTGTATGGAGCAGACAGGCAGATGAGCTTTAACAAGTTTGACATTCACCTTTTGTCTTATGAAGAAATTAAAGCCGCTATGGAAGCCCAGGGTATTGACAGACCAGATATGTACTCAAACACTTTAGAGGTTGCTGAGAAAATTAAAGACTACGGAATTAAAGACAACCTAAATCTTTTACCAGTACAGTACCAAGATCCAGATGGAGAACTAAAGAGTCTTGCTATAGAAGGCTTAAAGTCTAGAGGATTGGACAATGACCCAGTATACCTAGACAGGCTTGATGAAGAGCTAAAGGTTATCAAAGATAAAAACTTTGGTCCTTACTTCCTAGTTGTCCGTAGCATGATTGCTTGGGCAAAGAAAGAAGACATCATGGTTGGTCCAGGACGTGGATCTTCTGCTGGTTCGCTTCTTTGCTATACCCTTGGAATTACAGACATTGACCCAATTAAACATGGACTATTGTTCTTCCGATTTATTAATCCAGAACGTAATGACTTTCCAGATATTGATACAGATATTCAGGATAACCGTCGTGAAGAAGTTAGAGACTATCTTGTTAGACAGTATCGTCACGTAGCCTCTATTGCCACATTCCTTTCTTTTAAGGATAAGGGTGTAGTTCGTGATATTGCACGTGTCCTAAATATTCCTCTACCAGACGTAAACAAGGTTATGAAACTTGTTGATACCTGGGATGAGTACTGCACATCAAAATCTACTGCAGAGTTTCGTCAGAAGTATCCAGAGATTGAAAAATATGGAGAGCAGCTTAGAGGCAGAATTCGTGGGACTGGAATTCATGCTGCAGGAGTTGTAACAGCAAAGGAACCAATCTTTAGATATGCTCCAATGGAAACAAGGACTGCTCCTGGAACCAAAGAAAGAATTCCAGTAGTTGCTGTAGACATGGCAGAGGCTGAAAGGATTGGTCTAATCAAGATTGATATGCTTGGTCTAAAAACTCTTAGTGTTCTTCAGGATACCCTGAAAATTATTGAAGAGAGATCTGGCAAAAAGATTGATCCACTATCAATAAATATGGAAGACAGCAAAGTCTATGACATGCTTTCTTCAGGGTACACAAAGGGAGTGTTCCAATGTGAAGCAACCCCATATACAAACCTACTTATTAAGATGGGTGTTAAAAACTTTAACGAATTAGCTGCTTCTAACGCTCTGGTTCGTCCAGGTGCCATGAATACTATTGGTAAAGATTATATTGCTCGTAAGCATGGAAAGCAAAATATTTCTTATCACCACCAAGTAATGAAGGCGTTTACTGTAGATACTTACGGATGCATTTTGTATCAAGAGCAGGTTATGCAGGCTTGTACAGAGCTTGGCGGCATGACAATGGCAGAGGCCGACAAGGTTCGTAAGATTATTGGTAAGAAAAAAGATGCCAAAGAATTTGACCAGTTTAGAGATAAGTTCGTAGAAGGAGCCTCTAAGTTCTTGGTTCCAAATGCTGCAAGAGAACTGTGGTCTGACTTTGAGGCTCACGCAGGCTACTCATTTAACAAGTCGCATGCTGTGGCGTACTCTACCTTATCGTACTGGACTGCATGGCTAAAGTATTACCACCCTCTAGAGTTTATGTATTCTTTGCTTAAGAATGAAAAAGATAAAGACGCTAGAACAGAGTATTTGATTGAGGCTAAGCGTATGGGGATTGCTGTTAAGCTCCCTCACGTAAATGACTCTGATGCAGATTTTAAAATTGAGGGTAAGGGAATCAGATTTGGACTTACAGCTATTAAGTATATCTCTGATAACATTGCGTCAAAGTATATTGCTGCAAGACCATTTAAAAATTATAAGCACTTAGAAGAGTTTACTTTTACCAAGGGTAGTGGAGTTAATAGCAGGTCCTTACAAGCCTTGAGAGTAATTGGTGCAGCAACGTTTGAAGATCAGCCAAGGAACGAACAAGACATTAAAGAAAATCTTTATGAGTTCCTAAATCTTCCAGAGTTTAATATCACAGTTCCATCCCACTACTACGCATTTATTAATCCTGTAGAAGACTTTGAAGAAAAGGGTGCGTTTGTTTTGATGGGAATGATAAAATCAATCAAGCGTGGCAAGGGCTGGTCTCGTGTAGAAATGCTAGACAAAACTGGAAGCGTAGGAATATTTGATGAAGAGCAAACAACTATTGAGCCTGGTAGGAGTTACCTCCTTTTATGCGATAACAATCGGATTGTTACTGCTATCCCTGTGGATGAAATTAAACAATCTGACAGTGGACTGGTTAAATTTTTAGGATACAAGCAACTGCCTTATAAGGATGAAGAAATGTTTGTGGTATCATTTAAGCCTAGAATTACTAAAGCTGGAAAGAAAATGGCATCACTAACTTTGGCAGATACTTCACGAGACTTGCATTCTGTGACGGTATTTCCCACAGCCTTCCCTAAGGCTTATATGAAGATTCAAGAAGGAACGGCATACAAATTTAGCTTTGGAAAAACAAAGGATGGAACAGTTATTATGGAGGATGTAGAGTAATGGTCACAGTATATACAAAGCCTTCGTGCGTACAGTGCGAAGCAACAAAAAGAATGATGGATAAGTTAAAAATTGAATACTCTACTGTCGATATTACAGTTGACACAGAAGCGTTTGACATGATAATTTCTAAAGGATTTAAATCTGCTCCAGTAGTAATTGCAGACAATGATGCCTGGTCTGGTTTTAATCCAGATAAGATTTCTGGATTGGCAGCTTAATGACTACAATGGAAGAAGCTCTAGCGTCTTTAGATCCTAGAATTAGAAAGCGATTATCAACTGGCGTAGGGTTTAAAATTGAGCGTCAAGAAACTCCAAGTTTTGGAATGAACCGTGCTCTGCTGGGTGGGCTTCCTATGGGAAGGCAGGTTCTTATTTGGGGAAGCAAGTCTAGTGCTAAGTCTTCCTTGTGCCTTCAGATGATTGGTCAGGCACAGTCAGAAGGAAAGCTGTGTGCTTGGATTGATGCAGAAATGTCTTATTCTGAGGAATGGGCTAAAGCCATGGGAGTAGATACAGATAACCTTATTGTGTCACAGGCTAGAACTATTAATGAAATGGTAGACGTTGGGACAAGTCTAATGAATGCTGGAGTTGATATAATTGTTATTGATTCTATAACTTCATTGCTACCAGCAATTTATTTTGAAAAAGGAACAGATGAGCTTAAAGAGCTTGAAAATACAAAACAAATTGGTGCTGAGTCGAGAGACTTTAGCAATGCGTGGAAGATGTTAAATTATGCTAATAACAAAGTTAAGCCAACAATGCTCTTACTTATTTCGCAGTCTAGAAATAATATTAGTGCTATGTATACTAGTCAGCAGCCATCTGGTGGTCAATCTACTAAGTTTTATTCCTCGACTGTTATTAAACTTTTTTCATCTGAGTCAGACAATCAGGCAATCAAAGGCAAGATCAAGATAGGAGATAAATTAATTGAAGAAAAAATTGGAAGAAAAATTCGTTGGGAGATTCAGTTCTCTAAGACTAGCCCTGCTTTTGCATCTGGGGAGTATGATTTCTATTTCCGTGGTGATCGCTTGGGCATTGACTCTATTGGTGATTTGGTTGACACAGCAGAGCTAGCTGGCATTGTAGAACGCACAGGAGCCTGGTACGTGCTACCAGATGGGTCAAAAGTCCAGGGTAGGGATGGCTTTGTAAATCGTGTTAGAGAAGATCTAGAGCTTCAAGAAGCCATTAAGGAAAAGCTACGTGGCTAAATACTCTGTAATTAATGGCAAGTTTATTTGTCATACTTGTAAAGCAGAAGTTACGTCTTTAAGATGGTATGCAGAAGAAAAAGAAGTAACTTGGATGTGTACAGAAAAACATTTAAGCTCAGCAAAACTACATGTAAAGAAAAGCAAAAAAGACTATGACAGAAAAAAGTGAAAGCAAACGCCTAGGGGCCAAGCAGCATAAAAATTCTGGAAGAGGAAATCACAAGGGAGATGCTTCCTGGGAAAACTTTACTATAGACTTTAAAGAGGTAAGCAAATCCTTTACTTTGAATAAAGACGTCTGGGCTAAAGCAACTACAGATGCTATAAGAAATGGCAATGATCCAGCTATTGTCGTGGTTTTAGGCGAGTCTGGAATTAAAACAAGGCTGGCTGTTATTGAAATGTCAATTCTTGAGCAATTGATAGATGGTGTATAATAGAGCTATGAAGCATAACGAAGAAAACGTAATTGTAGAAAATGTTTTAACTGAAGACGAGATGTCTTTAGTTTATTCTAAAGTAAATTCTTCTACTTCAAAACATGTTATGAAGCTTTTTGCTCAAACAGTATCAGATTTTGATTTACCAGAAATTGTAAGAAAAAAGGTTGTAGCTTATGCAGAAAAGATTTCTGGAGAAAATAATCTAGAAATAGCTGAATATCAGTTTGCAAGATACAAAAAAGTTTTAGATGATGAATCTAAACAACCTCTATTGCCAAAGCTTATTCCGCATTGGGATGCAGCTTTCGAAGAACCAAGATTTACTTTTGATTATCAAATAGGCGGAAATACAGCCTGGCCCATAGTGGTAGAAGAAAAAGAGTTTATCTTAAAAAATAATTCTGCATTAACTTTTAGTGGAACTCACCAAATTCATTGGAGAACTCCAAAGATCTTTGATGATAATGAATATTTAGATATGGTGTTTTTTCATTTACGAAAAATTGGAGCACAGAAATCTGAAGATGGCCTAGAAACAATTATGATTGAAAAATTAAACAGTTACTCTGAAGCATACAAACAAGAGGCTGACAATGCCACAGATTGAGGGACTCCACGAATATTTAGCTGGACTTGATAATTTTAATAGGGGAATTCCTTTTTATGTTAAAAATCCTTTTACAAAAAAACAAATAGAAAAACTTGTTTCAATTATTGAAGATGCAAAAAATAACAGGCCCTTAGCAGACATCCCAAGTGCTGTAGACAAAGAAGAGTATGTGAGCATGGATCGTTTTGATCCAAGAATAGCAACTCACATGTCAAGAATGATTATAGAGTTTGATTGTCCAAAAGAACTAGAACAAGTCATGAACACGCATGTTTTTCCAATTTATAAAGAGGAAGTTAGGCTCGGGCATTATAGCTATTTAGAATATGACATGAAGTATGGAGAGGGACGGAATTTTCCATGCCTGCCACCACACATTGATGCAGCAAATACACTAGTTACCTTTAACTATTGTTTAGATACAAATATAGATTGGGACATCTATATTGATAATAAACCATATAGCTTAGAAGCAGGTGACGCACTTATTTTTAGTGCAGTCAACCAGGTACATTGGAGACCAAAAAGAGAGTGGCAAGAGGGAGACTTTTGCAAAATAGTAAGCTTTGACTATTCTCCACCTGATGATTGGAGATTTCAGGAAGATGGAACTGACCCCCTAGACGCAAGATTTTTTGAAGACAGACTTAAAGAATATCTTTTAGATTTAAGCACAAGAAAAGAGTTTTGGTCAGCTTGGGATCTTTATCATAGTTTAGGTTTAAAAATAGGAATTCCCGATAACGTTAATGGAAAGATAAAAAATGGAACAGCAGCAGACAACAATTGAATCAATTAATGGTCTGGCAGAAATTGCAGACTATATGAATGACGAAGAACTAAATACAGCACTAACCTTTATTGCTAAGGTAATATTAAAGCCAGACATTCCCTTGAATGTTGTAACCGTAGAAATCGTCAGGCTTCAGGCAATCGCTGCCAAGATGGCCTTTAAAGCAACCTGGATGGCTAACGTAGATAAAAGTGACAGAGGCAAGAAAAACCTCTACTATACTGCCGCAGAATCAATTAACAACCTCGTGTCCGCCTTGAAATATATCGCCAGATAGTGTATACTATAGGGATATAGAAAAGAGTTTTAATAATGACAAAAAGTTTATTGCAACAAGTAATGATAAAAACAGAACAAAAGATTATGTCTAGACCATCTTTTATAGATAAAGATGCTTTAATTGAAAAGATTAGATCTGGCTACACCGTTAAGCGTGTAGATAAGTTCCAGACTAAAAAAACGTTTGCCCCAAGCACCATTGCTTATTCTCATGGCGAATGCCCAAGATACTGGTACCTGGCCTTTGAGGGTGCTATGTTTGCAGATAATGCAGACGCCTATGGCGGAGCAAACATGACAGCTGGAACTAAATCTCACGAAAGAATTCAGCAGGCTATGGAAGATGCTGGAATTCTAAAGAATTCTGAATTCAAGATTACATACTCAGATCCACCAATCTTTGGCTACGGAGATGTCATCTTAGAGTGGGAAAACGAAGACCTTCTTGGCGAAATTAAAACAATGCCAAATGAAGGCTTTGAGTATCGTAAACTTGCGGGTAAACCAAAAGCTGGTCACTTAATCCAGCTATTAATTTACATGAAGGTATTAAACAAAAGCAAGGCAATACTTATTTATGAAAACAAGAACAATCACGAACTGTTGATTTTTCCTGTAGAATTAAACGAGTATTCTTTTAAGTGGGTAGAGAACGCTTTTGAGTGGATGAGAACAGTTAGAAAGGCTTGGGAAAATAAAACCTTGCCAGAGAAAAACTATAGGTCTAACTCAAAAATTTGTAAGACATGTCCAATTCGGGCAACGTGTGATCTTGCAGGCTCTGGAGAGATTAAAATTAAATCTTTGGAGTCGTTGGATGAAACACTGTCAATGGTGTGATGAAGCTTTTGAAACATCTGTTTCTTATCAAATATATTGCTCGCCAGGGTGTAGAGATGCTGCTACCAAAGAAAAGATTGCAGAAAGGTATCAGCTTTCAAGAATTAGTCGTAGGACTGGAAAAGTTAGAAAATGCAAAACTTGCGAACAAAGTTTATCAATTTACAATGATGACTCGCTTTGTAGCAAGTGTTTGGTAAACCCTGTAGAGATATCTAGCGTATTAAAGGATATAAAAAGGTTGTCTAATGGTAAAGATTAGTTCACTTAGCAATCACCCTACAAATATTTGTGCAATAGATGCAAGCACAAATAGTCTTGCATTTGCTATTTTTTCTGACAAAGAATTAAAAGCTTTTGGAAAAATTAAATTTGCTGGCATAGACACATATGTAAAAGTTGGAGATGCTGCTAGAAAATCTTTAGCTTTTCTTGAAAAATTTAATATTGATGCTATTGTAATAGAGCACACAGTTTTTATGAATAGCCCAAAGACAGCTGCAGACTTAGCTTTAGTGCAAGGAGGCCTTCTTGGGGCAGCAAGGATTGCTGGAGTAAAAAGATTTGGATCTGTTAGCCCAATTACTTGGCAAAACTATATTGGAAATAAAAAATTAGACAATGTAGAAAAACTTGAAATAGCTAAGCAAAATCCAAACAAGGCTGCATCAACACTAAAAAGTATTGAAAGAGAAGTGAGAAAGCAAAAAACAATTCGCTTTGTAAATTCCTACTATGACAGAGATATTTCTGATAATGATGTTGCTGATGCAGTTGCTATAGGCCACTACGCAATTAATAATTTAATTAAGGTGGGGTTTTAAATGCCAAATAAATTATACACAAGCGAGGCCTGGCTTAAAAAAAGATATTGGGTTGATAAAAAAACTCCAGAAGAAATTGCTAAAGAATGCGGAGCAACGGTCGAGACTATCTATGTTTACTTGGCAAAGTTTAAGCTAAGGAAATCTAAAAGATGATTAATAGAAAATCCTCTGCAATAAGAGAAACTAAGTTTGAAAGATCCTATGAGCTGCAGATCGGAAGCAGGACCATTGTCCCTGGAGAGGTCATTAAAATTAATGGAGAGCACGGAGCCAAGTTTAAGTTTCTTAGCGTAGTTACAAACAAAGAAACTGGCTCTACTTGGATAGACTGTTTTGAGTTAGATAAAAATATTGTTTCTGCATGGAGATCCTTTAAAGCTGATAGAATTAAACTAATGCCAATAAAAAGGGGTAAAAATAATGTCAACTGAAGAAAACTTAATTGAGCACTTAGACAAGGTAAACAGGGTAGTTGAGGAATATCTAAAAGGTGCTGAACCTACTCAGATATCAAAAGATCTAGATATCCCTAGGCAGAAGGTTGTTGCTTACATTAGTGAGTGGCGACAGATGGCTTCAGACAATGCCGCAATTAGAGCAAGAGCTAAAGAAGCCCTAGTTGGAGCAGACACCCACTACAACAAGTTAATCAGCAAAGCCTATGAGGTTATTGACGATGCAACTACAACGGCAAACCTTAGTGCTAAAACTTCAGCAATTAAGCTTGTCCTAGACATAGAAGCAAGAAGAATTGATATGCTACAAAAGGCAGGCTTGCTAGAGAATAAAGAGCTTGCAGAAGAAATGCTGGAGATTGAGCGTAAGCAAGAAATTTTAGTTGGAATTTTAAAAGATATAGCTTCAGAATATCCAGAAATTCGTAATGAAATTATGAAGCGTCTTTCAGCAGTGTCTAAAGAGCGAGAGGTTCTAACAATTGTCAATGATGTTTGATGAATTCTTAGAGGTTTTGCAAGACAGTAATTTTGAAGAACTTCCTGTAGATGCAAAAACGTTTGTAGAGGGTGAAGACTTTCTTGGCCAGCCACCGCTTTCCGATGTTCAGTATGACATTGTTGAGGCTATGAGTCAGATATATAGGCTAGAAGATTTAATTAATTTGATGGGAGAAGAAAGTGGAAGAAGATATTATAAAAAATATACAAAAAACGAAGTCATTCTACAGCTGGGTAAGGGCTCAGGAAAAGACTTTACTTCTACGGTTGCGTGTTCTTATATTGTATATAAACTTTTATGCCTTAAAGATCCTGCACGGTATTTTGGAAAACCTGGTGGTGATGCCATTGATATCATCAACGTTGCGATTAACGCACAACAAGCGAAAAATGTATTCTTTAAAGGCTTTAAGTCAAAGATTGAAAGGTCGCCTTGGTTCTCTGGAAA